ATGGGGCTTGGCGTGTCGCAGCGTCTTTAGACGCTACGCAGACCCTCACGAACAAGACGATCAGTGGTGCATCGAACACCATCAGCAATATCAACCTAGCCTCACAGGTGACTGGCACCTTGCCGGTTGCCAACGGCGGTACGGGTGTGACTGACGGCATCATCTTGCCGCAGTACGGTGGGACAGGGATTGCTAATAACTCAGCAGCTACCCTTACCCGCAGTGGTAACCACGCTCTTACGATCACCACGACAAACATCACTGGTGTCACCCTACCAACCACCGGGACTTTGGCAACGTTGGCCGGTAGTGAAACGCTTACCAACAAGACTTTCTCAGGTGGCACGTTCACAGGTTCCATCACGTGTACGGCAGCGTCCCTTCTCGATATCCAGGTGCTCACCCTCAATCAACTGACGACGACCAACACGCTGCGCATCCTCGGTGACTCGACGGGCAACCTGACAAATAACCGCGTCCTCACGATCGACGTGCACGACGGTGACCGTCTCCTCTCGATACCTGGCAACATCTCGCTCGCTGGTGGTCTAACGACGACTGGTGGAGACGTCACGTTCGCGACCTCTGCGGGTGCCAGTGTCACCGTCCCAGCAACGGGTACGCTTGCCACCTTGGCAGGCTCAGAGTCGCTGACGAACAAGACGATCAACGGTTCGAGTAACACCATCACCAACGTCTCTCTGACGACGGGTGTAACGGGAACACTTCCCATCGCTAATGGTGGTACGGGTCAGACCTCGGCAGCAGCCGCTTTCGGTGCTTTCTCTCCGCTCACCACCAAGGGTGACGTACTCGGCTTCACGACAGTCAACGAGCGCCTTGGTGTAGGAGCGGACGGCACAGTGCTTACGGCTAGTTCTGCTGCCGATACCGGTCTTGCGTGGACGGCACCGCTCGTCAATCCCATGGACAACGTAGGCCAGTTGATCTACGGCGGTGCCTCTGGCGCAGCAACGAAGTTAGTGGCTGGGACGTCGGGTTACTTCCTCGCGGCTGCCGGTGCATCCGCTCCTGTATGGACGCAGATCCTTGGGGCTGCCAACGGTGGTACAGGTGTCGCAAACAACTCTGCAGCAACGCTGACGCGCAGTGGTAACCATGCGTTGACGTTGACGACGAGCAACACGACTAGCCTCACGCTGCCAACGTCGGGGACGCTCGTCACGCTCGCGGGTAGCGAAGTTCTCACCAACAAGACGCTGACGTCGCCGGTGATGACAGCGCCGACGCTCGGTGTGGCAGCCGCTACGTCGATTAACTTCGGCGGCACCGCCTTGGCGTATTACACCGAAGGCACATTTACGCCTACTGTAAGCTTTTCTACAGATAGCGACGGCCTAGGTTACACAGTACAGACCGGTACTTACACAAGGTTTGGGCGAGTTGTATTTTTTACGTTAAACGTGACGTTTACTAAGGCGTCATCGACGGGAAACTTGTCGATAGGACTGGGGGCGGCTCCGTCAGGCACTTATGGCACGGCCGTACTTTCAGATTACGGCGGAGGTACCGCAATGACCGGTTGGGTTTATGAGTTAACTGGAACGACTATCAGCGTCTACAAGCCTAGTGGCGACGGCAATGCCTTCGTGACTGATGGTGACTGCGTTGCTGGGGGAACAATCTTCCAGATGGTTGGATTCTATTACATCTAAAATGGAGCCCCGTAATGTCAACCACACTCTCTTACGGGTTCGTCAAGAACGTCGACGGTGACAAAGGCAACGTCATCTGGGATGCGCTTGAGACCAACGCGCAGAGTTTAAATGACCACACGCATAACGGGTCTAACTCAGCGCGGCTGACCTCTTCAGCGGTGGCTGCTACCACCCAGTCCATCAGTGCAGCAGGTTGGGCTGTGTCGGGGAGTAGCTACCGTCAGCTCGTCACCCTTACCGGCTCTCTTCAGTACGACGACTATCAGATCACCTTTAAGCACGGCACCTCGAAAGAGACCATGCTGCTCGGTGTCGAGCGTGCTGGTGCGACGACATACTACGTCTATTGCAACGACAATACGGTGACGCTGACTGCGTTCTATGTGAGCTAAATGGCGCAGACTCTCGAAATTGAAGACTTCTCGGGTGGCGTTACAGATTACTATCTGAATGCGCCTCCCAACAAAATGCGCTACTGCGATAACCTTTTGCTGATCCGTTATCCGGGTCTCGCAAAGCCGGTGACGCGTCCAGGCAGCGAGGTTTACGATGTTGATCACGCGCAGCTCCCATCGGGTGAGCAGCGTGTCAGTGCGTCTCTCTACTTCCGGGGCTTCCTCCTCACTCAGTCGGCGAGTGACCTCTACTACTACGCGGCAGCCGGTTGGCAGGGGATGCTCGGTCCAGTGACGACTAACGATGCTTTTATCGGGGCCACGACGTCGACTGTTGTGACGTACGGCCAAAACCAGTCGCACCTTCTCTTCGCGCATAGCGGGAGGGGTTACCCTCAAAAGGCTTATATTTCGTCGTCCACCAACATTCCGAAGGTACGGGAGGCAGGCCTTCCCAAGATCTCGTCGTCCACCATTGTTACGGCTAATACCGCAGGTGCGGGAAGCGAGACCTACCTCTACAAGTTTGTCTACCGCATCGACTACACCGACACGGACGGCATTGTGTGGACCGACTACGGCTCGCCGAGTGACGCGATTACCAAAGGGTCGGCATCCATTGCGGGCGGCGTATCGATCTCCGTCATTCCCACCTTAGCCAATTCCACGACTAACAACTGGGACACCTCGACGACGCTTAAGATCGAGATCTACCGCACAGTCGACGACGGCACCGTCTTCTACAGGGTGGGATCGGTTAACAACGCCACGACGGTCTATGCCGACACGACAATTGACGCAACGCTGACGGCTAATCAGCTTCTCTATACCGAAGGCGGTGTGGTGGCTAACGACCGGCCACCTCGCTGTAAGCTCGTCCATATTTTCGACGACACCGGCTACTACGCCAACATTAAGGACTCGACCAACCAGGTCATCACCAACCGCTGTCAACAGTCGGTCCCTGGTGACTTCGATGCCTGTCCCGAAGACTTTTACGTCGATGTTGACGACGAGATCGTCGGCATGTCGTCGACCAAGTCTAACCTTGTCCTTCTCTGCTCAGGCTCAGCCTACCGTGTGGACGGGATCTACGACCAGGTCGGGCGCGGCGGCATGGTGGCTGAGAAGATCTCCGACACCGCAGGGTGTGTCAGCGCTCAGTCCGTGGTGCAGACCCTTCAAGGCATCTTCTGGGCTGGTGTGGACGGCATCTACTTCACGGACGGCTTCCAGGTCGTGAAGCTCAACGGTGACTACGACAAGACCTATAAAGAGTTCATTGTCGACTCTAACGGTGAGATTGACACCACGAAGACGGCTCGCATTCAGGGCAAGTACGATAAGCGTCAAAACCGCATCTGGTGGACGGTTCAGCACACCTCCACGGACGACGTCGACAAGTGTTACGTCCTAGACCTCAACTGGGGTGTGAAAGAGAACGCCACCTTTACGACGATAACGGGTGACGAGTCGTTCTCACCGACTGCGATTGAGTTTGACTCACTAGGCCGGATGGTACGCTGCGATAGACGCGGCTACGTCTTGATTCACCGTGACACCCTCTATGTAGATCCAAAGATTGATACGACGGCTGCCGCAGAAGACTGGATTAGCCTTACGATCTTTTGGGACTTGGAGACGATCGCCTACAACTTCGGTACGGCTCACACCCGCAAGCTCGTGACGATGATGAGCATGACGGCCGAAGCTTTGACCAACCTATCCCTTCAGATCACAACGATTAACGATGATGGCAGTAGTGAGCAACTGCTCTCGCCGATTCGCTACCGTGGGGCAATTGTCTGGGGCGAGGACGATCTTTACTGGGGCGATCCGACGATTGTCTGGGGTCAGGTTGGTCTTCTGTCTGAGAAAAGGCGGATGCCTGCTGGTGGCCTGAGGTGTAACTACCGTCAGCTCAAGTTTACCAATGCGATCGTTGTGATCGTCAGCTCTGATCTTCTAGGAACGTGCGTGATTGATTCAACCTTAAAGACGGCGACTCTCACCAACGCCGCAACGCTTGATTGGCCAACACAGTCAATTGACTATTACATCGCGTTTGAGGCGGACAGCTACGTGAGGAACTACCTCATTACAGCGCGAACGGCTGACGCTTTGACCTACAGCGATGCCATCAACGCTTCGGCGACGGCTGCTGCTAGTAAGTGGGTGATTCGCGGCTATCCCAAGGGTGAGATCTTCAACCTCCTCAGCTACGCCATTCCGTTTCAGCTTCTGGGTCAATCGCAACATGCCTTCCAGACGGGTGAGTCGGGGGAGGTGGGTAGCTAATGTTTCCCTTTCTCTTTCGAAAAGAAGTTAAGGACCATTTCGCGCAGACCAACTTCACGCGGTTGTCCGACTATTTCCGCGACTCCCCGATCGAGCGGTATGGCTTCAAGTTCTTCGAGTGGGAGGTGCCGGGTGCGGGGACGTTCGACTTCCCTCACCGGCTTGGGATTGTGCCGAAGGACATTGTCATCACCTACAACTCAGCCAATGGTCCCATCTTCTGGAACTACGCCGACTTTGACACGACGAACGTCAACTATACGGCGGGTGGCGCCACAACGATCAGGGCTTTGATCGGGAGGTACGGTTGAAATGGCTACTTACCAAACTTGGGACGATCTAAAGGCCAAGGTGTTGCGCGATCTTGACCTAGAGGGTGAGACGTTCATTACGTCTGACGAGATGCTTGGCTACGCCAATGAAGCGATCGACGAGGTCGAGCGCCAGGTCCACACACTTTACGAGGACTATTTCCTCAGCCGCTCGACCATCACGCTCGTTTCGGGGACGGAAGAGTACGCGCTTCCGACTGACATCTACGCGATGAAGGTGCGGTCGGTCGTTTACCGTAACGGCTCGACTGTGATCGAGATCCCGCGCATCCGCGATTGGCAGAAGTTTATTTTCTACGAGGAACAGACGGCGTCTACGGCGACAGCGGGCAACTACAGATATTTCATCCTCAATGAAACAGCCGGTGCTCCGCGTCTTTTGCTGACACCGACACCCACAGAATCGGGTGCCTACGTTAAGATCTGGTATCTGCGAAATGCTGCCGAGATGGAAGATGGGGACTCGGTTTGCGATCTTCCCGAGGCTGCCAACTA